CCAAGGGCGGAATATGCTGCGGCGGCACGCGGCGCATAGAGCGCCAAGTCTTTGAGGGGAAAGGCTGCTTGCTTGCCTTGCTTTACAAGCAAGTCCATTGAAGTAAGTGCATTGGTCAATCCCATTTTTTCGTTGAGATCAGAGAACAAAGCACCAATTGAAACACCTTCAGAGCCGGTAGCTTGGATTACCGTCGCCAGCTCTTTGAGATTGTTTTCAGCAAGATCAAGGTTGCCCGTTTTCTCAACAATTTTTTCGACCGCTGAAATAAGTTGGGCAGGGTCCAGACGTATATTGTCGTCTAGAGCCGCTTGGTAAATTTTTTCTTTTAAAGCATTGATTCTCTCAATCGGCTTGTTCGCTGCGTTTGCAAGGCGGACCATGCGCTCTTGCAAGTTGCCCACCTGTCGACCGGCGAGCATGAGTGTTGCCCCAGCTCCGAGTCCGGTCCATTTGTTGGCAACGCTATCCAGACCGCGATTGAGGAGCTTGCTGGCCATGCCAGCTTCGCGCATCTGCTTGATGTTCTTTTTGAGGTTCCGGCCAAGCCGCTGGCTTCCGGTGGTCGCCTTGGACATGGACCGGGCAAGCCGTCCTGTTTCGTTGGCCGCTTTGCCCGTTGCGCGAGCCTGATCCTCGGCAGCACGAGTCATGGCCCCCGCCCGTCCCTTGGCGAGACGGGCGGAACGGGCCATATCTTTATCAGTTTTGCCGAGCGCTTTGGTGAGGGAGGAATCAACCTTTCCCTTCAGGCGCAAGGAAGCGACCATGTTGCTCATGAGCGACTAGCCTTCTTTCCTCTTGATCTTCTCGTCGCGGACCAGGACAAGCCAGTCCACGAAGTCGTCGACTTCCATGTTCTCGATCTCTGAGAACTGCTGACCGTATTCGCGAGCGAGAATTGCCATGCCCTGTTTGAGCAACGGCATTTCGGGGCGCTCCGGCGCGAGATCGTCGTAGGCTGCCTGGACGGCGTCCCAGTCAACCACCTCCAGCTCATCGATGACCTCGACAGGGACGTCGCACAGGTTAGCGGCGAGCAGGACGTCCTGATCGAAGGCGCTTCCATCAGAGCGACGAGCGACCTTCAGATCGCGAACCTTGGGACCGCGCATGGTCAGGGAGGTATACTGCTGACCATTGACCTTAACCTTTTCCTTCAACGGAATATCAATGTGCATTTAAACCTCGCTTAAACGCCCAGGGCGGAGTTGATGGCGGCTCGCAAATCCTTGCCGCCGACGATGAGAATGCCGTTGGCAGCGTCGACCTCAAACAGCTCTTCATCGTTGATGGTGATCTTGACGTAACTCAGGGAGAAGCTGGCCTTGAGCTGAACGTTTTCGCCTTTCTTCCATGACCCGAGATCAAGTTCCTGATATTCGCCGCGCATGTTGATGATGACCGGCCAAGTATCGCCGCCGCCTTCCATGACTCCACGAAAGGTGATGGCCACCTCATTGCCGTTGGTAAAACCGAACAGCTTGATGTTCTGCGGGTCGTATTCTGCCAGCGTCATAGCGGCGGTCATCTTTTCGACTTCGCCCATGAAGATATCCACCGGAGCGGCCATGCCGCCGCCGATGTATTCTTCCATCTTTTTGACAAGCTTCGGCGGTTCCAGTTCGGGAACCTTTCCGAGATATCCGTAACCATCCGCGAACGCGGTGTAGTCTTTCAGTACTTTGGGAAGGGCCATGATGATGCTCCTTTAGCTGGCCTGGAGGACCTGGTTGACCAGTTCCTCGTAGTAGCCGTTTTCGCGGTGCGCCCGGAAGGTCAGGTGTTCCAGGGGCGCGGGCGGTTCGATGTCGAAATCCAGGAAGAGCTTGCCCGCCATGAGCTGCTCTTTGGAGTTCAGGGACGGGTCCATCCAGCACTTGCCGCCCAGGATCGCGCCGAGGGTGGTCAGGTGGCGGAGGTAGGCATTGACGCTCTCCTGGATGTCCAGCACGAGGTTGGCGCTCATGGGGCGATCCATGGCCCAGAGGAAGGCATCCTCGATGGACTCGTAGATCATGTCAGCGGTGCGCCGCACGGACAGGAAGGCCCACATGGGATCGGACGCCGTGGTCCGGTTGCCCCAGAGCCGATAGCCGTCTTTCTGGACGATGGTGGCCACTTCGTTCTCGTTGAGGAGATTGGCCTCGCAGTTGGTGTCGGACAGGCTGAAATCAATGGGCCTGGAGACGCCGGTGATGCCGTTGATGATCTGATTGGAAGGCGACCACCAGAATCCCTTGTCATTGTCCATGCGGGAGATGATGCCAGCCACACGGGCGCTGGCGGGCTGATCCACGTTCTGGCTGGTGCCGGTGTCCCATACCTTACAGAACGGATCGACCACGTAGATGCGGTCGCTGCCCCAGTCGTCACGGTACGTGATGGCCTCGGTACGCGTGGTGTTGGGGCCATCTGCGATGATGATTGCCCGGAGCCTCGAAGCGATGCCCTGGAGTTCGGTGACAACGGCATTGGCCAGATCACCAGTACGATCCGAGGTGAAGCCAGGAGCGCACAGAATGCGAGGCGTTACCTTGACCTCGCTCTGGGCGGCCAGGAATGCATGGACGCCGGTCCCGGCGGTGGAATCGCCCACAAGGTTGGAGATGGTGGCGGCGAGGTCCACGTCATCCTCGACGCGGATCACGACAACCATGGCTCCGGCCTGATCGAAGATTCCATCGATCGCATCCTTGAGCGTGCCAGTACTGCCGAGCGTCGAAGCTTCCCTGGGATTGCCAGCGATGAGCACCGGCGTGTTGAGAGGGAAGATCGCCGCATCAGCGTCCGGGGCCGTGCCGATCAAACCGATAACCGAGGACTTGACGGTCCTGATCGGTCTGGTTCCATCGTCGATCTCGACGACTTCGATTCCGTGTAAAAACTGTTCGGGCATGGTCGTTACTCCTTGTTTGACTCGTTGTTTATATCAAGACGCCCGGCGCGATCGGCCACGGCGCTGCCGATACGTCGCCGCCCCAGGGGAACCCGGCCAGGTCGGTCAGATCGCGCAGGGATTGACGGTAGGCTGCGTACTCGGCCTGTTCGGCCGGGGCGAGCGGCGAGTCGGGCAACTGTGTCCAATCGCAGGCCGTCAGCCGGGCGTCACGCTCGGCGCGGATCGCGGTGGCCATGGCCTCGACATCATCGACCCACGCCCCGGCTGCATCATCCCACGCGGCCATGCCGGGCAGCAGGTCCGGCGGCTCCTGGGCGGTGTAGCCGTCGGGAATGCCCGCTCCTTGGCTGATATATATGAGGTCCCCGGTCGAGGTGGACCACACGGCCACCTTGGCCGCCACGTCCGGCCAGGTGATCACCCACCAGCCATCAGCGGAGAGGGAGCCAGCGGGCGCTCCTTTATCCATGGTGGCGGGGTCATAGCCCTCGGGTTGGACGTACCGGACCGGAGCCACGCCGATGGCCGCGAGACGGGCAAGCCATTCGGCCTCGGTTTCGCGGTCTTCACGCCGGGCGAGGTAGACCACAGGATAGATGTACCCGTCGTGGTGGACCTGCCGGGCCGGGCCGATGGTATCGTCTGCGTAATGAAATCTGCTCATAATGCCTCCTGTTAGTTGCAATAACTGATCATGTGTCCGTTGGCACACAGCGCCAAACCGTGGGCCGGGTCCACCGCGATGTTTGCGTAGGGGGCGATGGACGCACCCGCCGCGAGCGAGTCGATTGTCGCGAGTGTGCCGTCAGACGCAAGGTCGTACAGCACATAGCTACTGCGATCATTGGACGGTGCGACGACCACGGACCGTTGCGAGTCCACTGCTCCTCGCCACAGGCTGGCGGCCGGATACGGGATAGCCGTCGGGGAGATCACGCCGGTCTCGTCGTACTCGTAGACATACGGCTCGTCAGCCCACCAGAGGCGCTGCCGCCCGGGCTCAATGGCCACGGCCGTCCGAGGTACGCCGGTCATGGCCTGAGTGCCGCTTACAGTGGGCACACCGCTCGCGTCGTAGGTGCCGTATCCGCTGGTCGATTGATCATCATTGCACACCCACCACAGCCGCAGGTCGGGGTCGATGACTATCCCATTGGCCCCGTTGATGCCGGGTACGACCCCGCTGAGATAGCCAACTATAGTAGGCTGTCCGGTGGCTATATCGTAGTTGCCGTAGTAGAGTCTTGAGTCATACTGCGTAGTGGCAAACCACACCCCCAACTCAGGGTCCATGACAACAGACGTCGCCTCCTGGCCAGGCTGAGAGGCGATACCTGACATCGTGCCGAGTTGGGTACAAATACCCGCCGCCGTGTATGTGCCATAGGAGATTATGCCCGACAGCAGAGACATCCAGATTCGATGTACTGGATCAAGCGCCACCCCGTAGCTAGCAGGAACCATCAGGCCGAGGTCTGTCAGCACGCGAGAGCATTTGGCTGAGCCGCCGCAATGCCGTCGTCTAAAGACAGCCATCACGCCACCACCTTGAAGTCTGCCGCGCCCTGAGCACAGAGGGAACCGTCAGAACCCACGTCAAACTGGACGAGATCAACGGCGTTTGCATCCGTGCTTACCTCGTGGGCGGTCCCACCGGGCCATTTGATGCTGGCGGTGGAGTTGAGGGGATAAATCGAGAACTCGGAGACAACCGCGTCCGTTGCTGTGGTTGTCGGTTTAAGTGAAATGACGCTAGAATCCGCGTCTGTCTCGACTGTGACGTAATGTGTCCCCGCCGTCGTAATATTGCCACTGAAGTTCTCAGTGGTAGTCCCGTCCGTTGCGTATGGGTACGTAATAGCCGCAAGACTCCCTGTGGATATGGAGTCAACTACCACGCGAACCAGTACACGCTTACCCTCTTCAGCTATTGCGGCAATATTCTTGGTCACAGCGGTAGATAAGGACCCAGTATCGAAATCCACCACACCACCAGAGATAGTCGGCGGTGCGGTGGCACTAACCCCCCATCCGCCCGTTGTGCCGTCATGCTCAAAGGTCGGGTCGGGAGAGATGTTGGGGCCATAGACGACGGTCGGCCACGGCACGGCCCATCCGCCAGCGGCATCCTGGGACACTCGCAGGACAGGCGACGATCCGGGCATGGGGTTGACTATTATCATAGACGTGACGTCCTCAGAGAGGACCAGTTCCGCTACAGGGGTGGCCGTCATGTCCCAAAACACGATCCCGGATTCAATGGGCAGGGCAACGGGCGTGTAAGCCTGCACGGCGGAGTAGGATCGCGGCGAGGTCAGCAGGTCGGTGATGTTTTCGGCGAGGTGGGTGTGCTCATCCTCTGCGTATTCGGAGTGGACGTGATCGGTCGTCGCATATCCATCATGTGAGTGGACCACCCCGGCCTTGTCCGGGTGTGCATTAACGTTCACAGCGTGAGAGGCGATGGACTCATCTACATACTGACGGGTCGAGAGGACGATAGTAGGGTCAATCTTAATATCAATGGTTTCCGCCTGGGCCGCGCTCATGGTCAGGTGCATTCGCACGGTCATCTCGGCCCCAGCGCCTTCGCCTGTAGCCGGTTTGACGGATTCCGGCAGACTGCCAACAGCAAACAGATGGCCGTCAGCATCAAACAGTCCCACCTCACGGACAGTCCAACCGCCCTGATTGCTGGGGATGACCATTTCGGCGATGACATGACCAGCGTCCTGAGGATCGATGTAGATCGTGTTGACGGGGATTCGATAGACCTCATTGACCAGCTCGGTCATGGTGGCCATCGGCGTGATCGCGCTGCCGTCTCCATCTCCAACCGCCATTTCGGCGAGCTGCACGTCCTGATTCAATGCAACGGCATTGGCGATGGACGCTTGCCCGACTGCGGTCAACAAACAGAAATAGGTGCTCATGCGCCAGCTCCTTGGTATTCGATGTCGATTATGGTGTAGACGGCGATGCCAGCGCTGAATTGAGTGCTGGCCTCAACGTCCTGATCTTCTGGAATCCAGGGGTAGACATCCACGGATGTGCCGACCTGGGAATGCATGGAAGCCTGTACGGAAGCATCGCCGGACAGATAGACGTCCAGCCCGTCGAGGTGGGAGCGGACGTTCTTGGTCTTCGCCGCGATCTCCTCGATGATGGCGTAGGTCGTCGCCGACAACCCTTCATCTACGACGTCGACCGCCAGCTTGAACTTGTGCGGATCGCCGCCATACTCAAACCACTCCTTGACGGTGGCCCGGATGTTGACGGCGCGGAACGCTTCTTCGACGGCGTAGGGAGTCCCCTTGTGTCGATGGACCACGATGGCAGCCTTGATGACCTGTCGCTTCTTGGCCTCCGGCCATGCGGTGTTCCACACGTCGACGGACAGCGCCCAGGCGAGCCAGGGCAATAATTCCGCTGGACAGGTATCGGGGTTCCACAGCTCGCGGATCGGCACCGGCACGTCCGACAACCTGGACAGTGCGGAGGCGATAGCCTTCTCGTCAGCGGTCGCGTTGGGCGGCAGCAGATGGTCAGCCACTACGCGCCTCCCTGGGACAGAATGATGCCGGTACAATAGGCTGCTGCGTTGGAGGCAACGGCGACAGTTGCAACGGGGGTCGTGAGTTCGACTTTCTGGACGCCTTCCTGGTGGAGAGCTGCATAGATTGCGGAGACATTCACGTCCTGGCCAAGCTTGTGGCTTTCGATCGTCAACGCCTCAACGGCGGACTGTGCGGCCTCAATGACGACAGCCGCGTCCGGGCCGCTGCCGATCGTGAGCGTGGCCTCGATGGCGTACTCGATGATCGTCGCGGCCTCGACCGTCACTTGGTCGGTCAAGGGGCGGACAGTCCTGTTATCGAGAGTAGCCAAAACGGAAGCGAGCAGGTCGGCGCTGGGAACGCCCTGGTCAGTCAATCCCAGGATTGTGACGACGACTTCGCCCGGATTCGGGCTGTCAACACTGGCGTCCTTGACCCCGGCGACGGACAGGGCGTGAAAGATGTATGCTCCCTCGGAACCGGCGACGGTCTGCCCTTCCAGGGATAGTTGAGTACGGCGGCGCAAACTCGTATCGTCCTCGTGAGTCGGCGGGATGGGCGGATACTTGTCAGGATCACCGGGATCGATCATCTGACGCTCCACGCCGAACAGCGCAGCAAGCTGGTCGAGGTCGGACCCCTTGGAATGAGCAAGCATGACCGCCCGCGCAGCATCATTGACACGCTGCCGGAGATTGACCTCTCTATAGGCCGCGACCTGGAGCACCTTCATGGCCGGATCGGACTCCAGAGTCGCGTCGAAGTCGGGCATGACGGCCTGTAGGTCGGCAACCATGTCGGCGAGCACCTGCTCATAGTCCAGGCTCTCAACCACATCCGGCGCAGACAGGCTGGACAGGTCGATATCTCCGTATCCACCGCTCATACGACAATCCCCTCCAGAGTCACGTCCTTGCCGTCCGGCAAGTATTTACCTTCAAACCTCAGGACGAGAGCGCCGTTGCCTTTAGCCTCGGCCACCTCAATTCGGACAAGTTTGAAGCGCGGCTCCCAGCGATCAAGCGCTTCGGCCACGGCGGCAAAGATGTCCACGATCAGCGCGGGCGTCATGGGCCGATCCATCAGGTCGAACAATCGAGAGCCGTAGTCACGGCGCATGACCCGCGTCCCGATGGGCGTGGTCAGGATGTCCCTGATGGACTGGTAGAGATGGTCAATGCCCGAAAGGGCCTTGCCAGTGACGCTCATGCCGTTC